CTACCACCAGTTGGCCTTCTAATAACCACTATGCCTGAACCACCAACACCACCAAGTTTATTGACGCCAGAATCATTACCAGCACCACCGCCACCACCTCCAGTATTTGCTGTGCCAGCATTTCCGACAGCCCCCTTCCCACCAGCACCGCCCCCACCAGCACCGCCAGCACCAGCACCGCCTGAATAATCATTAGATTTACCACCACCCCCACCACCAGCATAGGTGACATTGGTGCTGGCTAATACTATATCATTGGCCGTCCCAGCCCCACCAGCTCCAGAAGGCCCAGATGTCGATGCTGCACCTTCACCTACTTCACTAGCTCCACCACCACCAGCTGTTGCACCACCGGCACCAGATGTACCGCCAGCAAAACCTTGTGCAGGAGATGTAGATGGTGTATTACCAGCACCACCGGCATGATCGTATGAGCCACCACCACCAGAACCACCAGCAGTACCAACTATAGCCGGGCCACCACCGCCACCACCACCGGCTGCTGTTATGGTAGAAAATACAGAATTTGCACCAGAATTACCACTTGCATCAGTGGCAGCAGTACCACCAGCTCCTACTGTAATTGTATAACTTGTTGCTGTTACAGGAAAACCAGTAGCAGTTCTAAAACCACCAGCTCCACCGCCTCCACCCATGTGATTAGAACCAGTACCAGTACCACCACCGGCTCCACCACCACCCACTACAAGATATTCTACATCTTGAGCAGTATCGGTAGTAAAAGTTGAGTTTCCAACAACAGTAAATTTATGTACGGTATAATCACCATCTACTGTGATCGTTCCACCTGTAGCAGTAACCGATCCAACTCCACTGTAGTATTTCCCAGATGAATTTCTACCATCATTAGTAGAAGCCGATGTATCTACACCAGAAGCATCTTCAAAGGCATCCACGGATTGATCTACCAAATTATAGCGAGCCAAAGAACCGTTTGCTTGTGTCTTGAAAGCAAGAAGGGCTATATCGTCTTGGAGTCCAGTCGTATCTACATTACTTAATGCAGCAGCTGGAATAGTTCCAGTTATATTTGCACCAGGAATATTCGTTAAATTAGCAGCAGATGAAGCCGGTAATGTAGCGGGCAGCGTTAATGTAGAACTAGTTAGATTTACTGTACCAGTTACTGTTTGAGTTCCAGCTACCGTTAATGTACTTGTTGCAGGAACATCTAATGTCTTCCCGGTAGTGACTGTAATAGTAGTCCCTGTTTTGGAATCTATTTCGTTTACTTTCAGTTTACTCATTTATTTTAACTCCATCCTAGACTGACAGCGTGGATTCTTGTGGTTTTGCCTACAGCCTGATTCAAAGTCTTTATTCTATATGCCATATTATATGGAGCGGTGATTGTACTTGTTATGGTTACGTTGTGGGCTGTAGCAATATTGTGAGTACCTGTGCTTCCTTCTGACCCCAAAGTCATCGCCGTCCATGTGCTTCCACCGTCTGCGCTTATTTCTGCGGTGAGGTCAGTACCTAAAGTGGTTGATCCAGCACCATTGGTATGAGTAAGAACTATATCTCCTTTAGTGGGTGCAGCTTGTGCGGCTGTTGTTGCCGAAACTAAAGTCATATTCGCCGCTTCACTTTCTCCCCACGCAGCGACAGGTGGAGTAAAAGTCGCTGTGTGCCTAGCAATACCTAGAGAAATCTCAACTTCATCTAGATAACAAACAGCACCCCCATAATGACCACCATTCATATAACCCAAATAAATAGCCGACGATGTCCTATTGATTACGGAATTAACGGTAACGTCTGTAGTACCCTCAAGCACACCATCTATAAAACCACGGATATATTGACTTGATCTAGTAAATTCAACATGATGCCACGCCCCATCATTAACAGCGGTAGTTGTTAATCCCGCACTAACGTATTCGGTATTAGTATTAGTGGTAATAGACATCATACCAGTTGAAGAAATATTAACGCTTATATCGAAATTATGATTACCAGCACTGCCATTATTTCTTCCAAGTATTTTTCCTGTACCACTAGAATGAGTTGTCTTTATCCAGAAACTAATAGTCCACGGGTTAGCACCATAATCCAGATTAGCACTGCCCGCACCCCAATATATATAGTCGCTAGTTGCGTTTGGAACATGAATAGATGCAGTGCCAAACTTTGGGCTGGTTGTGGAGGTTACTATGCTACCGCTAGACTGAACGGTAAATGCATTACTAGATGAATCCGTAAAAGTTGTTCCGCTATTTGCTCCATCACCATGAAACAATGTTTCTATATAGCCATCAATCGCTGGGCCTTCTAACGCTCCGCTATAATACTTTGAAGTAACATTTCTTATTGCGTCAGTCGATCCACCCGCATTTACACCTGACGCATCCTGAAAGTCATCAACTGTTTGGTCTACTAGATTATATTTTACCAAACTACCGTTGGAGGCAACCTTAAAACCAAGTAGTGCTATATCGTTCTCTAAACCAGTTACATCCGTAGCAGGAGCATTACCCAATGCAGCTAATGGAATAGTTCCAGTAATATTTGCACCAGGAAGTTGTGTTATATTAGTTCCTATTGTCGCCGGCAATGTAGCCGGTAATGTTACTGTAGCACTTGATATATCTAATGTACCAGTATTCGTTTGAGCACCACTAACTGTTTGAGTACCGGAAACAGTTTGTGTTCCTGCTACAGTTATTGTTGCACCAGCAGGCACATCCAATGTCTTACCAGTGGTTACTGTTACAGTAGTTCCACTTCTTGTATCTAGTTCGTTTACTCTTAATTTGCTCATACGACCGTCCAAGTTGAATCAGTACCTAATGATATTGTTGACCCCACCGCTACTCCTATAGGTCCCGCTGACAATGCATTATAATTAGCAGGAGTACTGAATACTGTTCCTATTGCAGCAGCTGAAAGATGTGCGGCTGCTGTTGTGCTATTAGCACCTCTTGTAGCGCCGGTTAAAGTATTTCCTACTACACCTGTATATGTAATTTCTTCTGTTCCTACTCCCACGGTTCCTGTAGCTGGAAATCCTGTAGAACTCGTTATGGGTATGGTTGTTACAGACGCATCTATACCAGCACTTAATGTAGTACCAACTCCAGCTGTATCAAAGTTCGCCGATAGTCCACCAGTAATTTCTGGTATGCCGTCTGTATTGATATTCAACCAATTGATAGCATTAGTTTCAAACCCTAATTCAAAATTATCGTTATTACCAAGGGTTCTATTTGCAGTAGCCGTATCACCACCGTTGGCAAAATCACCAGTAGAAGATACTGCACCCCATACTACATTCTGTCCTGCACCTTGAGTTTTTAATGCTTCGCCCGAAGTTCCAGGAGTCAAAACTATCCAATCAGTTCCATTATAATACATAACAGCGCCTTGAACATTTCCTGTCAAAGCAATCTGAGCACCATCTACCGCATTATCGGCTATCTTGGTATTAGTTACGGCGTCATTTGCAATCTTCCCTTCCGTTACCGAATTATCCGATACCGTTGGGTCTCTATCAGCAGGACCAGTTCCAATATAACTGTCATTAGCCATTTATTATACGTCCTCTAAGTAAGATACGATACAATCTGCGGCACTTGCAGCACTTGCCGCCACTGTGATGGTATCTAGTCCAGTTCCAGATCCTTCCATAACAATTTTCTGTCCACTGACAGCTTTCAATGCACCACCAACAGGGACAGGTGCGGCCTTAACTAAAAATATATCATCAACACCTGTACTAGCCCTACAGTTTTTGTTAATCTTAACATCTACTGTAATATCACTAGCTGATGTATTTGCAATATCGACCTCAAGGAGAATAGTCTCTTTATCTAACAGAGCAGTATACATAGTTGAATATGTACCACTGTCTATTGCAATATTACTTTTTGAATTGCTTTTAAAATCATTTGCCATAATTGTTACCTTCTTTTATCCCAGGGCGACTGCCATTGCGATACTAAATCCTGTTGTTGTTTTTGAATTAACAGCCTCTACTAAATCTGTTGGTGTGCCTGTGAATGTATTATTGAGATTTCCAATATCACCAATATCAACAGCCGAACTATTATAAGTAACTCTCCATTCTTCTATACTGTCGGTTGTAGGTACTGTTCTATTAGCCATCGTTTTATCCTAAAGCCACCGGCATAGAAATTGCAAAGGCTACTGTTGCCTTAGTATTACAAGCCTCTACCATATCGGTAGGTGTCCCACCAAACGAACTACCCAACTGTGAGATATCTCCCACATCGGTCATAGTTTCATTCATGGTGTTTCTAAATTCAGCAAATGTATCACTTGCCGTTACATTTCTATCAGCCATTTCTATCTACCAATTGTTTTAATAATGATTTAATATCAGACAACTCATCTCTTATACTATTTATATCGTTTGTGTTTATCTTTAATTGTTCTTTTGCCAATTGTCTTGCCTTACTAGCAGCAACTGCTGTTTCATGTGATGCAACATCTATATTAATTATTGCCCGAGTGTTTGGGTCTCTAACAATATCAGCTCTACCTTTAATATTTTCCATATTATGTTGCCAATGCTATTGCTCTAAAATCTTTAATTAGGGGTGGTAATGAACTATTCTTACCCTGCATTACAATCTTAATTGCAAAAGCATTAAATTCATCCAGAGCAGTTCCTGTACCATTTACAGCCTTACCAGCAAGATATTGATATTCTCTAAAATCTTGTCTTGATTTTGAAGTGGCCACCGAAGGATCAGGTCTACCATCAGCAGTTCCTCCAGCACCTGTAAACTTCACCCAACCCAAATCTTCAAAAGGTTCGGCCGTATCAATACGTTGCAATTTGTATAGAACTTGGATATCAGCTTCTGACATTTGAACAGCATCTATATACACCTTTAATGCTGTTGCAGCACTCTGAAGTGTAATTTTCTTGGTAATATAAATTGCTTTATTATTATCACCAGTAGGTTCGGTCATAGCCTTATAGTTTGTAAATATTGTATTAACATCTGAAGAAGTATCAATCTCATTAATACGACTAGATACACAGCACGCCAACATTCGTTGTGTATCAATAACAGGACTCACATTATCTTTAGTTGTTGATAATGTTGCAGACATTCTAAAGGATTTGTTGCCTGACACGTTATTAGTTTCATTAACCGGAGAACAAATGATTTGTGGTGCATCAAAATAGTAATCTTCATTCATGGGTAGACTAATAGCAGTAGTTGCACTTAATCTTTGATAGGCATTTTGTGTTGATCCTACAGTCGAACCTGTTGTAGATTGTAGTTTTGATGTAATAGTCGTATATGGTAATTCCATTGTTTGTATGATAGGTTGCACCACATCATAAGAAACATTCTTAGTTGCAAAAACATCACTACCTCCAGCCGTAACTTTAGTAGTCGCAGCAGTTGTTGTTACAACAGTAAAACTATCCAATTCAACATTAGCAACAGCCGGATGTATCTTATTAATTTCAATCAAAGGAATACCACCCAACATATATAAAAATACTATACTATTATCATCGTGCGTTGCTGCTGTAGTACTTGTACCATCACCATTAGCGGTGCCTCTTGTGCAAGTTGTTAGTTGTGTCGTGCCAGTCTTACCTGTATATGTGATAAGTTCATCATCAATCCTTACTGTGCCTGCTGTTGGAAAATTAGTAACATCATCACAAATAATAGTTGTAGCGGCACTAGAAATAGAACCATTCAATGCAGTATTTCCTATATCAGAAATAGCACCCTTAATTTCTACATAACTATCCGTATCATGATTACCATGATTAACAAAATTAACCTTCACCAAAGAATTACCATTTACAGCTTCTATTGGATTTCTGGCCAATTTTGGTATAAGACCATTACCACCACCTGCACTAATATTCTGTTCTGTAAATGCTTCATTAACCGTAGTAAACTCAGCAGATGTACCAACTGTAAATTTTGCTCGGCGCATTGTAAATTTCATATCTTCAAATTGTGATGCAGTCCATGTAGATGCGTTCTGTGATTTAAACAGCGAACCTAATGTTGGTTGTGTGGAAATAGCTCGTGTACCACCAATGTCTACTTCACCCAATCGTGATATCCAAATCTTATAATCTGGACTATCAGAAGCAACCACAAGAGCATACTCCAAATTTTCTCGCAAGTAAACTGGACTATCAAACAAAAACTTTGTTGCTGTAGTTCCATCAGTTGTGTTTACGGTGACATCTGCCGGTTGCAATGATTTCACAGAAAATGGTAAAATTTCTTGTGAAGGATATCCATTTATTACTGAACGTATCTCCATCCATACTGGTAAAGCAGCGGCCTTATGTGAAAAGAAAATATCAACACTAGTAATAAACATACCACCTGCTTTATCACACATAATAGTTTGTGCTAATGGATCATACCAACCACCACCACCAGCGCTTGTTGATGTTACAGTAGTTTGTCTAGATTCGGATAATGGTACTCTTGTTATTGATGCATTACGAGTTGCCATTATAAGTTCTTGTTTGGTCTGTTTATGACCAAGAGCCATATATTCTTTTTCTGCGGAAGTATTAACAAACCCTACAGTCTGAGAATTGGAAGAACTATCAGTTAAACGGAAAGTTCTTCGGCCTATTCTAAATCGTTTAGTATCTGTATTAGGTATTTTAAATCTACCATAAAGAGTTCCAACATCATCAGTTACTAATTGGTTACCATATGTAGCATCATCAATCGGAGTTGTTGCTAACCAGTTCTGAGGCTCTTCATATTGATTACCTGTATTGCGAGTAAGACCCGTAAATGTAGTAGAAGTTTTTCCTGTATAAGTAACTTGTTCTTGTTTAATAAATCCAATACCAAAAGGATCGACTTCATTTGTATCACCAAGGGCCATAGTTCCTGAATCTGGAAATCCTGTTGTAGATGCAACTGTTATTGTAGTAGCATCCGCTTTTGCTAAATTTACCGACAATGTTGTGGATTTAGCACTAGTTAATGTTGGTTTAACATCAGCATTTACATCTGTACCATCAAAGAAAGCATAAACTCTTGTATTAGGTTTCATACCAGTTACAGTAAAGTTTACATCTCTTGCTCGCATCCAAGGAACAATTTCTATATTCGTTACACGATCTCCAGCAGAAATATTATCAATACGTTCTACTAGCCGAGTATTCATCCCAGTTCGTTGTTGTCTTACATCTGTTGTGGTTGTGGTTGTGCCTCTATTAGGATCCCAAAGTAACCCTAGGTTTTCAAAAGTAGTATTGACGGTTGTTGAAGTATTCCCAGTCCATGTAGTGTTCCATGAATTCCAAATAGTACCTAATGTTCCAGCCTCTGTCTGTTCACGGAGTAACTGTTCATAGTTACCTTCTACGTTAATAGTGATAGAGGGGATACGATCATCATCCATCCATACATCTGTTTCTGGTTGTAGTACTAGATCACCAATCCATTCTGTTACACTATATGGGTTGACACTTTCTACACGACTGGCGTAGGGTTGAATCACCTCGTCGGTTTCTGTATAAGGCAACATGATAAGGTCGCCTGTCTTTTGATAACCATCAGTTGCTCTTTGAGCATCGGTGGTATTTTCTTCTATTAGATTAACACCTGTTTGAACTCCAACAGGACGCAATACACCAACCCCAGGATCTACAGAACAATGATAATCAGGATGAGTAACATTACCTATATTATGTCCATAAAAATTATCAACAATAAAACCAGACTTAAATCTGTTAAGGCCATCACCATCCAGAATCATATATGAATCTGTTTCTCTTTCCAACATAGCCAATGTAGTAGTGTATTCTAATTTTCCAATTCTGGTTTCAAGTTTACCAATATCTTTCATAGTATAGCCTTTATTATTTAAATAGGCTACATCTATCTTATCAGGTTCAAAAGTATAGGCAGAGATTCCAAGTTTACATACTAACATACCAATATTATCTGTGGCAGGCCAGGTCGGAGCTTCGGCCGGCACACCTTTAACTATAGTCCAATCACCACTACGATTGAGATATAGTAAATCTTTACGAGCAAGATAAAAATCAAAATCCATAGTGACATTATCATCAGGCGCAACCAAATTACCATTTACAGAACCAGTATCTTCAAAATTTTTGTTTATAAAAGAAAATGGATTTTTACCCGTAATCAATGCCGCATTTTGTATCTGATTTTTTACTCTAGGCCTAAAATCTATAACGTCCCGCAATTCATATTCACCAATAGGTGCCCTAGAATCAGGATCAACTCTTGAAGCTGTATATTTAGGAATGTCTTTATAATCTACCTGACCTGTATAGGAATCTACTGAGAAATAATCACCAGTACCGTGCGAGAAATAATCATAAATGATTAACAATCTTCCAGTTGGGAGTTGTACATTTGGTTTTCTTGCGATACGACCAACATCATAAAACGAATCTCTTTGACCTGTATCAAGTAAGAAATTTGAAGTGATATTCTGATCACCATTAGTCAGAGCACTAATACCAGCTGTTACAGCAGATGTTCCGCCAGTAATGGTATCTAGTGTTGTGAATGTTCCTGAAATCTTTACATATTTAGCAACAACAGGAGAACCTGAGGTTGAAATTATACGGCCTGTTGCTCCAGAAGCACTACCTGTAATAATTTCACCTACTGTAAGTGTCCCTGTATTGTTTGATAGTGTTAATGTTGGTGTAACAGCATCTGTTGTATCATTGGCAGATTCATATACGGCGTGTAATTTATAAACGTCTGCATATGAAAGTGAAATTTCAGCATCAGAAATTCTTTCACCAAATACTAAAGTATAAGTACCAGCCGCTGTAGTGGACTGAATTTGTTTAGAAGTCATCTTGTTTGCTGTTTTGGATCGTTGGAGAGATGTTGCATAATTAGCAGTTCCTAACAACTCAACACCAGTACTAGCACCAAGAAAGGGAATATCAGTAATCGTTAGTGTCTGACCTACTGTAGTTCCTGTTCCTGTTATACTAACCACATCACCAACAGATGCAGATGCACCGCCCGAAGTCACCACCATTGTATAATTTCTAGCTACGGATGGTGCCGCCCAAGTATGGCCCGCAGATAGTGTAAATGTGACAACACTAGATGCGTTTGTTGTACCAGTAAACTGTTTACGATATGAATAAGATGTATCAGTAGCACCACCACTGTCTAATAGAGTCTTAACATTATTTTTAGGTAATTTATAAAGTAATACAGTTTCTTCTTCTTGTGTGATCTTACCCCTGAGCCGTGCAACATTAACGGAAGTAACAGCATTACTAAACACTGCACTTACTGTAACAGTAGTATCATTAGTAACCAATGTTACTCTACGTTCTTCTTGGATGCCTGCAGCACCAGTAGGTAATGAAATAATATCACCAACAACCAAATCAGACGAAAATGTAGTATTAAGTCCATTAAGAGTTGTTCCTGTGGCCCAAGTAACAGTACCACCCAATGTTACCGATTCTGATAAATTCATATCAGCAGTATAATCTAATCCAGTATTGTCAGAAAAAATCTGTTTAACATCTCTAGCAAATGTCTTTTGATTTGCTGTGGAGTTAGTTGTTGCTAAGATAGCACTACTACCAGGAACAGTATCTGTGGATACACTAGAAGTAATTGCTTCACCGACAATAAATTGTCCTACCTGTTGCATCAATTGGAATTGAGCAACGCCACTAATTGATGCAACTAGAATACCATTGGCGCCACTAGTAGCACCAGTAATGACAGCATTAGCAGTAAGAGTATGGGCACCGGTCACATCAATCGTATTGAACAACGAAACATCAAACAAATAATGATGATAGATGGCCTTGGTAGCACCAGTATGTGTACCTATTGTTCCACTGTTATATTCAAAGGAACGAGATCGTGCATAACCAATATTAGAACCAGCAGACGAACCTCTTACTGTTGTCTGTTGGTCGTATAGTTTTACAAACTTAAATGCATCTATAGTAGCACCAACGACACTAATGTCCGGTTGTCCATAGACGTTTGCAACTTGAGCATAGTTACCCAAGTCTGCAGGAACAGAATCATTCTGTACATTTTTAGTTGTTCGTGCCTTATCTATATTTACATACTGTGACGCCTGTAAGTCTAATTCATAACCATCAACATATGCCTTACCTGGCGAAATGATTAGAACATCCTTAGTCTCATCACCACCCTGAGCGGCCGTATATACACCACGGTTTGTACCATCGTCTAAACTTTCTCTAGGATCTATATCAAAATGTTTTACAATATAATCACCAGACTCATCATCAGTACGACGAGCAAGCATATCTGCAATAACACTATATTCTGTAAATTTAATTCTGCTTTCAATTCTACCAGAGTTAAGTCTAGCCAATTCTACAAAATCTGAATCATCCGTTGTGGTTAAACTTTTCTTTGCTATTGCCAAAGTCATCTTAAATCTATGAGCGCCTTTGGCTGCATAGTTAGATGAACCTTGTGCATTATCTAGTAGAGAACTGTCCATTTCTGGAGTAACTAATGTCTCTGTTATTGTCCAACCAACACGATATGATGGTGTGTTAGTATATTTGTCTAGTATAATCGTTTGTTCGGTATTCTGTACCATGAACCCACGAACATAATATATACCAGCCTGAACAGTAACCGCAGAACCAGTAGCCGTTGCGGCAGAAGCTGCTGCTGTAGCAGATGCGATATTTATTGCATAGGATGAAATAATCTTATCAGCAGAAATATTTTCACCATCACTAAACACTACAGTAGAATTATCTGCTGTAGAAGTATTCATATACTTAATGTATAGAGTATCAGGATCACCAGTAGTAGAATCTGCCACAGAATAATTTACTACTCTAGCCGTAACGCCAGAAGTAGCGCCTGTAATAGTAGAACCAACATACTGACTTAAATAAGTACTAACCGTTCCAGACAAATAACTGGCTTGTACCTTTAAGGCATAATAATTTTTATCATACCCAACACTACCAGGAATAACAATAGAACCTTCTTTAAATACATGATTACCAAATTGTTCAATCTGGTTTTGGAGTATTGTTTGAAGTGTTGTTAATTCTCTAGCCTGAACTGCAAAGCCCGGTCTAAAAAGAACCCTATAAAAATCTGAATCAAGTTTAAAATCATCCCAGTAAGGTGATACATCAAAATCTGTTTTTGCTGGCATTATGCGGCCTTCCTATCGCTGTACTTACCACCAGCTTGATAGTGGTGTTTATTTTTATTATACCAGTTAGCCATATACTCTTTCCTTTTCTCGCCCAGTGATATACCACCTTTCCATCGTGGGTTATTGTCGCCACTGTGATCTATACTGTCGCTCATCTTCTGTCGTGCCTCAGCAGTCTGTTTAGAGCCACGGCGCCAAGTATTACCTGTGGCACTTTTACTAGCGCATTCTTTTTGATACTTCGTTTGAGTCTTACCATACATCCCGTGGGCCATATCTTTTCCGTCTTTATCTAACAGTGGTCCTTGGCGACCCACTGGAACTGTCTCTCTAAACTGCTTGGCGAGTTCTATTCTCATTTGTTCGTATTCAGTCATAGCTAAAACTCAATTATGAGCTTGATGTTTTCTGTCTGATCACTAGCTCGTGTAATCGGTGATCTATTTTCTATATAAATTGAATCCCCGGAGTAGTATTCTATTTCTGGATTATTTACTGTACTTACTGTAGCTGTTGAGCCCGAATCTGCACCAGTAATAATTTCTGATGCAGCGAACGCAACTAAATCTTGCTGTGTTGCACCGGCAGTAGTCTTAACACCAGTCCATTCAGTCTGAATATACTTGAGTATTTTTGTAGTTGCATCAAAATCAACAACAATACCTTTCGCACCAGATGTACCGCCTGAGATAACTTCATCATTTGTAAACCCAGTAGGTGTCCCACTAAAAGTAACATTCTTAAGCGCCTGTCTTGTATCAGCCGAACAAATAACAGTTGTGCCGAAATTGAATGGATCTCTAACAACACCAATGCGTCGGAAGTCTTGATCTACTACAAAGTCACCAGAACCAGCGGTGCCTGCAATGGTAGTATTAGTCATTACATAGAATCCACCAAGTTCTTCCATTGCATTGTTTCCGTGACCACCTTTGGGTCCGATAATAGGAACGACAATAGCACTTGTAGATGGTGTACCAATACCAGAAATATTATCTATATTAAGATCCGCAAAAGTGTATCCTGTTCCAGCCACAACACCAGCTACGGAGGTAACTGAATTACCAGACACTATCACAGTAAATGTTGCACTTGAACCATCACCACGCAATGTCTGTGTGGCATATGTTCCGTTTGTATAACCAGCACCACCATTTGCTATGATGTATCGGTTGACAGCACCATCAACGGCCGCAGCCGACACTGTTGCGTCTGTATGCACTGCCATAAAATCTGTAGTTAGAAAACTACTAGTTTCTGTTGCAGTATGAGTATACATAAATTTCCATACATAACTATCACCAGTTGTAAATTCTGATGTAGTAGTACCAGTAGGCTCTACAGTAGATGCAGCCCCAGAATTATTCCACATACATTTATACACATTACCAGCAGAACTTCTTACATACATTTTGGATGTAGTTGCAAAAGGATCAGTAATACCACCAACCGTCTGAACGACAGAACCATTTACTGTTGCGCCGTAATCACCACGATAAAAGTCATAAATTGTACCCGTTACCCAATCATGTCTAGGGACTGCATAAGAAACATCACTAGCGCTAATTTTCTTCGCAGCAATCATGTCCCGATAGTACATATATTCGTCTACGACATTATCTAGTGGAGTTGGAGGAACACTATCTGTTCCACCTCCCGCACTAGACGAGAATACTTGAGGTCTACCTACGAACAGATAATATACTGTTGGTGTAGCCTCAGAAAATGACTCATAAAATTGCTCTGAGTTATTAATTCTAAATTTATTTGTGACGATTGCTGCCATGGCATTATTTCCTAAATTTTATTATCTCTATTATTTATAACGATCCGTTAAGTCTTATAGAGCGTAACCTCTGTTGGAGGACTTATATTGTTTTTTCTTTCGGGGTATGATGTTAAATCCCCAATGGTTAAAGCTGTTCCTTTGTAATCTGTTGCCCAATCTGATAGTCTGAATCCTGATACACCATCTTGATTCATTGCCCACCTTACGGCGTTCAGCCTTACACCAGATGTATGTGATGCGGCGGTTGTAGAATGTGCGCCTCTTGTGCAACCAGTAAAACTATTACCAGCCTTCCCTGTATAATCAATTAATTCACTACCAATCTGTATCGTTCCGGCAGTCGGATAACTAGTAGCACTTGCAACACCTATAGTAGTAACAGAATTATTAATAGTAGCACTTAAAGTACTAAAAGGTATCTGTGAAACATATACATTATGACTTCTAAATGTTAATGTAGATGCTGCCGATAATACTTCACTTTCCATAAACTTAAAGGAATTAAGAGCACCATAGTCTGGCATTCCTTGATAAGTATATCCTTCACCACCAAACTGCCACTCAACGTGCATCCTGTGGTGTAATGTACGATCCCTAACACCTCTCAATCCCCAGACAGCATAGACTGTACTTGTTACACCAGAACCGGAACCAGTAATAGTTTCTGCGGCTTGGAATATTCCAGATGTAGGTGCATAAGTCATTACACGACTTCCATCATCTTCAACATCTTCAGAAACTACCTTACCTGTTGCGCCCGATGTTCCACCTGTAATGGTTTCGTGTACAGTAAATGCTGTTCCTGGATAAAGTTTGAGTGCAGGATTATAAACCTTACCTGTACCATCTTTAGGTTCTATAGCCTCATCCATCGGTGTTGGGTTAATAGGTACTTGATCTGTAGTACCCAACCGCATACCAAGTAAAGCTGTAAAGATAAGTTTGTAAGCACCACCCAATGTAGTAACAGATGTAATATTAGCCAATTGTTGTAATAGTGAAGCAATATCTACCTGACCAAATACAGCCCAACCAGCTGGATGAACTGATGCAAGTAAATCATCTCTCCATTCTACAATAGAGGATCCTGTTTTTACCACATAAGAATAATCCTGATAATAATAACTATCCTGAATCTTCATAGAAACGTCATCTAAGAAACCATCCTGACCAATATATTTACCTGTCGTTTTAACAAGAGTACCTATTGCTCCTGGGATTATAGTTTTCTTATATGAGTTTAGTATTGCAGTTCTACCAGACGATAGCGCCACAAGTACTTCGCCGGGTATAAATGGAGTCAAACTTAATTGATCCATTTTTATAATACCTAGAGTATCCGTCTGAGACTTAAATCGTGCCGTTGCACCAGAACTAGAACCTTTAATAGGTTCGTTTAAAGTAAATTGACCAGAAAGTTCAGTACATAAGAACTGAGAGTCGGTATTAAATTTTAATGATGCTGAATCTGTATAATGTGTCCCCTGATTCAAAATATTGATACCACTAATTTCACCAACACCAGTACCTTTAGCACGTATCGTACCATCAACTCCAGAAGCTGTTGTAATTGTTAATGTCGGCAATGACGTATAACCATAACCTATGGCTGTAATTCTTACATCAGTAATATCACCTACACCTGTTCCACTTTCTTGGACTATAGCACTACCAGTATAAGTATCACTTATTGTGGTTTGATTTTCTAGACCAATTCTATCAGTGGCCACCATACCAATATCATCTTCAAGTGCTTCAAAGTTATTTACAGTATTAGTAATTAAAGTAACCTTGTAAGAATTCGTTGAACCTATTATCGTTTCGCCTAATGTAAATGTACCTCCCGCAGCCATATAGGTAATAGTTTTTGTAGTCAAGTCTATACCGATTACTCTACCCACAGCTTCAGAAGTTTGTCCTGTGATAACTTCGTTGATATCAAAAACGCCTGTAGGAGATTCATAATCAAAATACGATTCTTCTAATAAAAGCTCTCCTGGTTGTCCGGGAGTTCCACTTTCTAAAGTAATTCTAAAATTATCAGTTAGTGTTCCTATCTCTGGAATAAACCCACCATTAACAATAGATATTTCGCCTGCAAGATTTGTACCATTTGTATTGGCGTTATTAACCACAATCTGATCACCGGCCAGATAACCACTACCAACCGAATCTACAATAATATTATCTATTGTTCCTGAAGTAACAGTTTCAATAGAAGCAAGACCACCAACACCAGTATCAGCAGAAATGGTAACAGAATCAGTAGTTGTAAAATATTGACTACTCTGGAAAGTTGCAGCTGTTAAGTCTGCCTTACTTATGATAGAATTTATTTTACCTTCTAAAACAAGATTATTATCTGCATTGTCTATACCACTTACATCGTGTCCTGGAAAAAACGTACCCCTAACACTTCCAGGATTCACTATAATTTCAGTAATAGTTTCACCTGCAATATTATATTGGAAGATACCATCAACAACAGCTGTCGCTTTACCTATAACAGAATATCCTGCGGTATAATATGCACCACCAGCTAGGATACTTAAATCGGTAACTGCTCTTTGTGTGATTGTTTGTCCTATAAAATTCCTCAGATTATCAGTACCAGCAACATTATCTTCTGTAAGTATCTGACCACTATCTTCCATTAAGATGAAAATATCACCATTAGAAGCTGAAGAATCTTCCATTAATATTGTAGAGTTAGTTGCTGATAATCTTAAAACTTGATCTTCAGACCATTTACCATCAGAAACTCGTAGCATTTCTTTTGTAGGATATGAAATTTCTGCTTCTTCACCTAATAGTATTCTAAAAAATAATTGATGGCCTTTTCTTGTACCCTTTGCACGATACAGGTCTTTAATGTTCTTTAATAGTTTTCTCTTATCTACACCAGCTGTCAAATTATCTGGTATAGTTCGCATAAAGGCTTCTTTAAATTCTGTAAAGAATGAATCAATAGTATTATCTACATCTGCATAATCCAACAACTGCATTATGTTTTCTACTGGATTTGCAGCATACCCATCAATAATACCAGATGCATTTGAAGTTGCACCTATAATTTGTTCACCAATAATAAATTTGTTCTGGGACGATATGAATAGACGAGAACCGGCATTAATATCTTCTGTACGAATAACCGCAGTAGCCTTTGATGTTTGACCTGTAATAGTTTCTCCGTTTACAAACGCACCATTAGGAGTATCTTGAATTAGAATTTTATTATTAGAATCTCTATATCTATTTTCATTCTCTAATGTGATATAGGTGGTATCCCCTTCTTCATATAAAATAGAATCAACTGAACCCAATGTTTTTAATTTGAGCTCAGCAGACTCCATAAACTCATAGTAACCCTTGAGAAATGAAAGAAAGTCCGGATGATCGGCCTGTATAAACTCAGGTTGCTGACCAGGAACCTGAATTGAAACTTTACTGGTGATTGTTGCCATTTTTAATTATAAGAACTACTTGTGGAGTATTGTGTTCCTCCATCAGATGCACCGGCAGCTACAGTATCAGCAGCTCCAGTGATTGACATATTATAAGTATCAATTTCTAGTACTTGATTTCTTACGGGGACAAGATCATTAGAACTTGGTTGTACTGTAAGTCTAATATAAGTTTGTGTCGTACCATCATAGTTTTCTACAGAAGCAATATCTTCTTTAGTTAATACTAAAGTTCCACCTGTAACTGTTCCGGTTGTTACATAGGTTATAGTTCCTACGGCACCAGATTTATATACTTTAGATGTACCAGAAACATAATAAGCATTTATATTACCAGCACCATCATCTTCATAATAATAAACATTTACAGTATCATCAGAATATTTAAAACCAGTAGACGATAAAATACCACCGGCAGTTGTGCCCGCTGTTGATGCAGCATGGCCACTATGTGGATTATAAAGAGCATTTTCAAAAAGAATAGTATATTTTGTTGCAACGCCTGTTGTCGGCAAAAATGTTTTACTCATCTTAATTCTGGTAATGTTTGACAATATAGACGGGTCTACCTCATCAATCATAGTAGTGAACTTTGAATATCTAAAGATCGCTTCGTGTTTCTCTAGGTTATCATCGGACCATGTCGTGATTGCGGTTGTAATGAGCGCTGCAAGGCTTTCCTTTGTCTTGTCTGTCAATGTATTGTTATACTTAAAATTGACCGTAGGAACGATTTTAGTAGTCTCTGGGTCAAGTATAACTGGCGTGACAGATGCAATATTATAATCTTCTAAAGAATCAACAATAGAAGTTTTTGTTGATTGCGTTAAAGTATTACCTGCCTTAGGACGAATACTAATATAAACTTTACCATATACCGCAGGATTATTATACTCACCACCCCATACTGCAATAGATTCTACATTAGGATATATGGTTGGTATAATAGCCGCATAGTCTTTTGCTGTTACTGTTCTGTTTTGTGCCGCATAACTAAATGGAGCATTATACTTCATCGACTCTATGGTTTCCGCATTAGCACCACCAGCCGCAGCTGTCATAGTTGTAGTAGTAATATCAGCAAAACCTGAGATACCAGCATCAGCAGTAAAAGAAATTGCACCATTGGCATCAACACCATTAGTTATAACATATTTGAGTATAACGATATTACCATCTATCAAAGATTTACCGACAATACCATCACCAAAATAAATTTCCCATTCACCATTTACAGTCTCTTGTACAAAATAAGCTTGAGTTGTAGCTGTAATGTCAACAAGTGAAGTTGCCGGAGTATATGTTGCAGTAGTTGAATCTCCTACACTAGTCTGCACCTGTACTTTAAGAGTCGAAATATCTACACCAATATTAGGTAATATGAATTTCTGATCCGCATTAGATAGATCAACAGTAAATCGTGATGTAGTCCATGTACCTTCATATACAGGAATACCACTGGAGGCGCCAAAAACATAAATGCCGCTAGACGGTTGAATAATTCTTTCTGTAGTATTAACAAACTGATAGGTTACACCCTGTATTGAAGTAATAAAATTAAAACCTTCAGGCATAATAATATTGGCACCTATTGCATTATTAACTTGTACTTTCACATAAGCCGTCGGTGCTTTAATAGATACTGGAGTATAGCCTAATGCCTTTGCATGAGAAGCCACCGAATTGCGTTTTTGAGCAGTATCTAAAAACATTTCATTGGCCAACATATTAGCCAAGAAGGCATTATAGTGTGTATTGTAAGCTAGTGTGTCTAGTAGAATATTGATTCCCGAACCTTCAAAGTCATAATCAGTAAATTGTGACTGACCTTTAAGATATGTTTTCATATTAGCTTTGATCTGGTCAAAGTCTAATTCGGTAATACTCATCTTACCTTTAGTATTAATTCCTGCGGCCATTATCGTACTCTCTGTAGCATTAGATCCACTTCCTCTATAATCTGTGGAGCATTATTGATGACAAAGGATATTTGACATCGTAATTCGTTATTGTCCATTCTTTGAGAATCGGGATCATTAAAACTTACAGATTGAACTGTAACTCTAGGTTCGTAACGACTAACCACCGCCTCTATTCTATCTCGCAAAGCTTGTAAGATAGGAGGAGTAAAATTCTCAAATAATGCACCTCTTACACCAGTACCAATCTCTGGATGAAATGGTTTTTCTCCAGGATTAAGTAATACTATATTACGGACGGCACGTTTGATATCTTGCACGTCCGTAACCATAGATACATCGCTCGTAACCGGATTGCGAGTAAAATATAAATTTAAGTCCTTATAAATGAAAGAACTTTGTTTACTATTGTTTACAGATTCAGCATCTGTAAATCCTGTATATTGTGTTGCTGGCATATGTAATATTTATCTATTTGCCTTGACCTTTATACTTCTTCCAGTTTCGTTTTTTGTTTTTATTCTTAGGACGTGATCTTACAGAATCTCCAATAGAAGTTCTCTTTTTTACGGCGTCTTGTCTAGAAGTTGCGAGATATATTTTTTTAGCCATTCTTCTTCCTTGTCACTTTCTTTTTTTGACCATTATTATGATGGTGATGGTGTTGATGTATTTCCTCTACTTTCTCTTCCTTCTTCCAGAAGATTTGTATCAAACCATAAATTCCTAAAATTGACAATACCAGCTTAACTGGAATTATCCATACTAATACTGCAATAATAATGAGTATTGTACCTAGACTTAAATCTCTATCTTTTACTTTTTCAATTAACATACTTAACATCTTTTTCTCCTTTATATAAAATTAATTACCAGTACCAACAAAAACAGTTGATGATCCTGATGAGGCATTAGGAGCACAATGAGCGGCACCAATTGGTATACATAAACCATCCGGGCCCGCTTTGTTTCCAATAATTACTACCAACGCCTGGCCGCCAATATAAACATTAGCACAAGCTGCCACTAAATTTCCATTACCATCTGTATTAGGATCTCCGTTAACAGATACTAATTTACCATCAGCAAAAACAGTCGTCTGTCCTGTAACTACTGTAGTAGCTCCACAAGCCCTACTATCTCCGTGTCTATGAATTCCTAGCATAATTTCTCCTTAACATGGTGGTGCGACAGGCGGATATCGTATAGCTCTTTCGGGCCCAAGTGACGGAACAACAAACGGTTCTCCTGTTTCTCCATTCCACGGATCTTGCACAACAGACTGATGCATACCTGTCCAAAATGCTTCACTTTGATCCATCTCATATACTTTCATTTCATCTGTTGCAGGATATTTTTTTGTTACATAAGCACTTAAACCTTTTTCCATATCTGCAATACCATCATGTAGATTACGAATATTCTCACCACCAAATCCCACGTCCGGTTTCATCTCATTAAGAGCCAACTGACTAATAGTTGTACCTACTGCTGGTCTAGGATTAGGCAAGTCAATAGATAACAATTCCAAAGTATCTGGTATCCAAGCCTTCAAACTTTCTATTGAAGATATTGCATCATCTGGTAATGTTGGGGTCTGTACCGCAGGACCGAAAGCATTAGAAGCTGCCGTGGCAGCTGTTGATGTTCCATTTAGATTAATAGCCGATGCCTCAAGATCAATAATTGAAGCCTTGAGATCAACAAAATCTGTTGCAGTAATTAGTATCATTTCACCAGCAAGTTGATGAATACTTTGACCCACTGCCTCTATATGAACATCCAAATCAGCTTTAAGATGTAGATCATCTTCAGCATCAATTTTAATATTATCTATGGAAGAAAGTAGCATATCACCAACCGACCTCATTCTAATTTCATCGCCTGCATAAACCATAAGATCATCAGCTGCATCTAGAGTAATATCCACACCAGCCTTTCCATTTATATTCAGAGCAGCAGTAAGATCAATATCCTCATCTTCTGCCTGAACCAAAACATTAAGTTTGGCCTTTAGATTAATGTCTTTAGCTAATGCCTGCAACCTAATATCTTCCGTACAACTTTTTAAGTCTATTTCTTTCATTATTGATGCATGGAGATAACCAGCAGGAACAGTAATCTCAATATTCTGAGCTTCTGCTTCTATGTAAATATTATCAATTGCATAATCGTAAATATTTGATGGATTCGATATTTTTCCAGCTGTTCGGTATTGATGTCTCCATGAAAAGAGTTCCATATCCCAACCAGAGGCAATATGAATATTTCCTGCATCATTATCATGTAGAGTTTTGATTCCAATAGGACCTTCATTACCTTGTAGATTAATAGCATATTCTTTAGGTCGGTCAATATCACCAATTGCCTCTACAACGAAATGACCTGTTTTAATCTTAACTTTAGAAAATTCCTTTGCAACTCTAGAACCAGCCATAGTTGTATCAGCTACGGCGTGTGTTAATGTTGTTCCACCGATATTAATATGACCATCTGCCTGCATATTAATATCACCATCAGCTTTCATGTTGATATTTCGTTTTGAATGAATATCTAAATCACCACCCGACCATAATTGCAATTTCCATGCGGCAGAAATATCTGCACGATCATTATACCGAATCATTACCTCATCATCGAATGTATGAACTACTTTACCCTTAACATACATATAATCATCATGTAATCGTATATCGTAATTGTCACCTTTTATATAATTAGTTTTAGACCCGTTGTGGTCGATCTCATAGTGTGTTCCTGATCTATGAAATTGGTGTATTCGTTCTGCGCCTGGTGTATCATCGTATTCCATGACATGACCCGACTCGGATTCATAAACATGGTTAAATGGGTATGTTGCATTGAAGTCACCAGTGGGTTGATTCCAAAATCCTGCATTAACACCTGTTTCTGGATCTGGTGAACCGATATTAATCTGTCTTTCCCGCATATCGGCTTTCCAACAAAGTATCCAATGTGGGTTATGTGGTATAACAACACCACCACCCAAATATTCGGAAAAATTGGCATTATCAACAGGCGCACCAAAAACTGCTGGTTTACCTACCCCATTTTTAGCTATACCTATGCGTTCCTGCTTTTCACCAAACTCATCCAAGTACTCTACGATGTCTGGTTCCGGTTCCCAATCTATACCACTTGGTCCCGCCCAGACTTGACCATTAACCGTTCCTAGTTCCATTGAAAACGATGTTCCACTATCAATACAATCTAATAATCTAAAAATACGGCCATTGATTTCTTGCATACCCCGAACACCGGCAATTTGCACGATATCCCCTTTTTGCAATAATGGTTTTGCTGGTTTTCCTTTACTTAAATCTGGATCATTAAAATAAGTAGTATCATCTGCCCATAAACTGGCTTTTGTCTCTACTATTTTTCCATCGGTAAACGAAATTGGAATACCACCCATAGCCAACGCATTAGTATCAGGAGTAGGTACAACTATAAGATCATCTTCTTTTACATCTCTCCACATAATATCTTGACGCCCTTCATCGGGTTCACTAATATTATACACGCCTGTCCCGTAATGACCATTCCTAAATAGTTCCCAACAAGTTCGTCTTTCAGTAGGACTCAAATGTCTCTTGCGAACCCATCTTACTCTGGGGTGTGGGACTCTATAATCTTCCCCCTCGATGGCCCAGTAACCAGTTTCTTCACCAGACGCTTGACCCCAACCAGCTCTAGTATCTAATTCACCTATTCCTGTTAGGCCCGCCGGGTCTGTTGATACTGCTGGTTTATCTCTAGTTACAGGAAACGCTGGGCCCCATGTTCCACCTTTAGATGCATACTCTCGATCCTCTGACCAATACTTCGGCTCTAGATAACCTGTCGAAAATATAACACCTTCTCTACCCTTTTCGTGATCTCCAAATGATCCTGTATACTTTCGTTCAATTTCTATGCCTTCTGGAAAAAAATCAGAGTCATCACGCATATAGGTATTAGAATCTGGCCATCTGAATGTACCAAAGTCAATCCAACCAGAAAGAAATCTTCGATCTGCTGTTATACGGCGAGTGGTTTTAAAAAGATAATGCAATACATCAGAATGTGTTGCACGAGCAAATGCAATTGGAGGTCTATATTCATAATCCCAAAGTTTTTCATTAAGAGGGTCGAGGTCGTGTATAGAAGGATGATCTCCTAAAGGATGTATTGCCCAGTTAGGTACTCTGTTTATTTTCTTATCAGGATCATTTAGTGTTATGAAGCCTGGAGCATCTTTAGGTGGAGTATAAACATGACCACCACCAGAACCAGGATTACCATAAGAAGCATCACTAGGCGGATGTGGTATGTCTCTCTGATCCATTGTAGGATCATAAAAACCCTTTTCGTAATCTATATATTTTTTTGAGGATACAGAACGCAATTCTTCTATTTCATCATTTTTAAAATCACCAGAGATACTTTCAGTAAATTCTTTTAAATCACCTCTCGATTTATTCCAAGCACGAGCATGAGGTATAGCACCCCACTGAGAAAAGGCCCAACTGTCGCCTGATGTATTACCACCCCGATAAGCAGTAGTAGTATTGAGCCCTGGTAAAGTTCCCATCACTACCCAATCTTGCATCGTTGCAGTGTCTTTAGTAAACCCCACAACCCAAGTGCCTTCTACTACAGCAGACTGTTCACCAATACCCGCCATAGATGTAGCGGTTGCGGGCTGCATTACTGTAGACCACGGTAGGTCTTTTGTTAGTATATTTTCTTTACCATCATCGTGTATACCAAGCCATCTGACTCGCACACGGTTCAATTTTTCTGGATCGAATCGGTCCTCTACAACCCCCATTCCCCAGTAAAAACCATCTTGTCCTAAAAATGCCATATAATGTTATCCTCGTCTTTAATATTTATATGAATAAATAAAGCTTTACAAAAATGAGGATCTTTAGGCCAAAAGATGCCCCGAGCGAGAGGTAACATCTAGGGACTGCGCTTATAGTATACTTACACAGTGTTGGGTTACATCAATCGGGGCAGAGCTTCCTGCCTTAGTTTATTGCAGAGGTTGTGCTATCGTGGTCAATTTAACTTGCAGTATTCGATCAAGGACTTTTCTATATATTGCCTACTGTATGTGTAGGACTTTTTCCTTATTTAGTGCGATTTAACAGCAACCGTAAAGTTCGCTCGCCTTACGATTTTACTTTTCATATTTCATATTTTCACCTCTTAAGCTTCTCCTGGTTGTGGGGGTAATTCTGGAGTTTCAGTACCACCTTTAGTAGCTCTTATTAAGCACTTATTCTGTTTCGCATATTGTCTAGCAACATTATATGCCTCAACAGGATTATTACTTACAAATTGAGCAACTGGTTTATCTTTGGAATCATCATGCCTAATCATAACATAATGCTTTCCGGATTTTTCTCGTAATTCAATATACATCTTCTATATCACTGGTAAATTCTACAGTCGAAAGTGATCCAAGCATAATGCCTGTATAGGTTCCATCATCATTATCAAAGCACACAAAATTTCCACCACCATACGGGCAATCGTCTGTTGCAACACCTTCTTGCCCATGACCTTCTTGCCAATCGCCATATTCAGCAAGCAAATGCTCATCACATTCTTTAGATGCAATTTTTATATCTTCCTCCATAGTTTCTCCACCATGAGAATCGGAGAAATATTCTAATTCTCCCCAATAAGAACCAAAGATATGGCCACCAATTTGTTCATAATGACCAAGATCCCCAAATCTATCATCATAAACATCAAATATTCTAACAGGCACATCGCCAGGAAAATCTCCGTTTTCATCCGTACGGAGATATTTCATTTCGCATTTGTTCATTTCTGCAATTAAATCTAACATAATAAAATCTCAAGAGAAAAATAGTGGGGGCAGGATAGATGTGTTATTGGCAGTAACAGAGCTTTCTTTAAGGGCATCTCCAAGCATCAGGTGGAGGCTCCCAGTTACCCAAG